TGAGTAGATTGACCGACAGGCAGGGATGATATCTACACATAGCTGGTGAGGACAGCTTGGCGAGCAACAAGTCCTTAGGGGGTAGCCATACGCCTAGTGTGGGGGTGGTCATGGAGAAGCGCAGAAACGGAAGCTTAGCTTGAAGTCTGTGAGAGGGTACATCCGTCCTGGAACAAGCTGGTCCAGGTGGGGGGTTTTGCTGCTTTTCCTCCCAGCGTGGTTTATCGGTGCCACGGTCCCCGGGGGTCCAAGTTGTTATGTCGCGAGCAACCGGCACCTGGGGGCGATATGCAAGCTGCGGTCGAGGCCACTCGATGATGGAGGGCTTTGCTGAAGCTATGCTGCAAGCTCCATGACTAGAACCACACAACAACACTAAGCGACAACGACAACCGCATCCCCGGTGCAAAGAGGGTGAAGTGGTCGAGCTTGCCGGTGACGCAAAACCGGCTCGGGTGGGATGTTTAGGTCGACGCTCACTTTAAAGGGACCTACGACGACTTGTGAAAATCAAAGCAATGAACAAGCTATCGTGACATACATTCTGAGAGACGGAGATGATAATCTACGTGATTTCCCCCACTATTATAGTGGCGGGCGAGCTCCGTTGACCTCGGAAAACCTCAGCACTCTTGTGTGCTACTACTGCGGGAGGGAGGGCCGCCACGTCTGCCCCTACCACAATGAAGGCCGGGTGCCAGTTGAATCTACCAACGACTCGGGCTACGTGTGTGGGGGATGTGAATATGGTAACGTGACAAGCGCACGTGGGCTCGGACCCCGCGACCCAATTTACGATTCTGTAAATACACGCACAAGGCGGTGTATCAATTGTGAACTGGTTCGGTGTATCCACTGTGGAACCAAGGCCTGGGACAACCGCGAGCGTGAGCTCAATAATGGGAGTATGCAAGTTTGCGAATTCTGTTATAAAGACACGCTTGAGGAGGTACCCAAAGGTACATGGGACCATGATGAGAAGGGGAAGCAACCGAACGAGCCTGGATCTGACGATTCGGACTCCGACGACTTCTTCGACCCGCGCCAAATTGATGATGCCCCCTTGCGTGAACCAACCCCCCCCCCTAAGAGGTGGTTCCAGCGTCTCTCCGCTACCAAGCTCCAATTGTCTGATGAGAAGAAGAGTTTGTTCCGGAGAGCCAAAAGTGCTGTTTCAAAGGGGGCATCCCGGGCCGCCGCGAAGGTGACGAGTGCTTATGTAACGTTTTGCACTCAACACAACGTGGTGGTGCCGGGGCACAATGCAGCTTGCAGTCCTACCACCGTCGGCAAGCATGTAGTAGAGGTGGCTGGCGTCCTCGCCGCCTACTACTTATCGCGACAACTGGTGGTTAAGAGATGGCTCGTCAAGAGTTCGGTCGACACTATTGCAGATCCGGCCGACTTGACAGTCACATTTGAGGACGACGGGGTTAGCAAACCCCGCGAACGCCCGAAGAAATCCGGGGCCCAAGACGGGGGAACCAAGGACTCGCCCGCTGCCTACAAGTCTCTGACGTGGCAGTGTGACGGGATCTACTTCCCGTGGCTCCAGGAGTTCAGCGACGCGTACAAAACAACCTGCCGCCCGACCTCGTTGTGCGATGCTGCAGCCTGGGCAACTGCCTTGGGTCTTTACAGACACCAGGCGACGGTCCAGATCGCGCGCGACCCCTCCAAGATGCATGCTTTCCGTTCGTGGAAGCATTTCCTTGGCCTGGTTTGGGTGAGACTACACAAAACGAGCGTAAATAGGGCGCTCGTTCCCTCCACGCTCGTGGCACTCGCGGACCTGGAGGGGGCGAACAATGTGAGCAGAGACCGGTTAACCGACCTGGCCTATCATGGGAAATGTGCATGCAAATTCTATGACGACGACGCTCTGTGCATCGTCGAAGACTCGCTGTTCTATCAGGTCCGCGCTTCGGTTTACACCAATGTGTGCACTCCTTGGTACGACCTAACCCCTCCAGTTGTTGAGCTCGGACGCTCTAGGGCGTCTCTGCTCCTCGACCGCTACACCCTGCCTCCGACCATGAAGGAGAACGTTCGCTCAAGATTCGATTCGGGTGAATGGACCAGGCCGACCGCCTCTGAAATGGCGAGTTACTCCGCGGCCTGGTCCCCAAAGCTGGACGCGTTCCATATCGCGAACGCGTCACGTCCCTAGGGATGCCTGCGCCTGGGTATTTCAACAACGCTGACTGGGATCACAACCAGCATACCAGCAGCAATACAACAACCTCTTCTCAGGCGCACGGCAGGCAAAGGGGCTTCTTATCATACGAGGATTGACATTGGATTGCCTTGTGTGTATATATTTCCAGATGTTAACATCGACAATATGTACCGGGGATTCGTCAGACGCTGCCTAGTTTCCAAGGGCACGAAAGACGGGTCGCGTCCCGGGCCAACACCGAAAGGGCTGAAGCTCATTCGCCAGTTTTCCAGACTGGTGTCTCGCAGTTTCGGCACGAGGGCCGTCCCCTTGCGGACGTATGAATCGTGGTTGGTACACGCACCAAAAGATAAACTCAAGATTTACACCGCAGCCGTAGAGTCTCTCAAGCATTCTCCTCTTGGAGCTTGTAAGGGGGATTTCGAGGTGGCGGCGTTTGTCAAGTATGAGAAGACAGCAGCCGTGACCCCCACCGTGTCGAAACTCCATACACGGACAGATGTCGGTTATGCCGGCGGATCGTCCATTTTCGCTCGTGAGCGGCGCCTGTGCGTCGCGCCTGAACGAGTTGACACTGACATAGATCCGAGAGTTGTGTCGCCCTTTCCTCCGCGCCTGAACGTGTGCTTTGGCATGTTTATAAGCGTGGTGGAGGGGCGCATCTACAAGACGATCGACCGTCTTTTCAACAAGTACAGGCGTGCATGGAATCGCGCCCCACACCCCACAGTCTTGAAAGGTTACAATCCTGACAGGATGGGCTTCATCATGAAACAGTTTTACGATGGAGTCGGTCGGCCCCATGTCGTGGGGGCTGACGCGGTCCGCTTGGACCAGCACTTCACACGACAATCAACGAAAGAATTCCTCCATTTATTCAAGTCCCTCATGACCCTTGATCCCTGGCATGCTGACCTTTATGGCCGCATTGTCAACGCTCTGCTGAGTGGAAAGATCCGAACGAAGGTGAAAGGGGGTTATATGTCTTTGCGCATTGACGGCTGGATGTGTTCCGGTCGACTTGATACCTCGCTCATGGACATTGTCCTGGCGTGCTGTATGGCCTACACCTTCATTGTCAAACAGGAGGCCTACATCGATTTCATCGACCAAGGTGACGACTGTGCGTTTAATGTAGACGCTCACGATGCACACCTCATTGTTGGCTTCCCACGCCATGCACTTGAGTTCGGCTTTCCCGTCAAGCTTGAAGAACCGGTGCATGTGCTCGAGGAGGTGGAATTCTGCTCAACAAGACCGTTGTGGCTCGGAGATAGGTGGCGGATGGTGCGCCCTCCCACCAGTGCTATTTCGAAAGATCTGATTTTTCCTAGAGTTTTCGGGTCTGAGAGAC